CTATCCCACCCTCCAGCTATCCACTTTCCTCCACAGCTACCTTTATAACAGCCACCCTTATATTCCTACCTATCGAAGAATTAAACCGCTTAGAAGATAAATAAGAGCGTTGATAGTACAATGAAACCCTAGAGTAGTAAAGAATAGTAAGGATAGCGAGCTTGACAGTACAATGATACTGTGGTGCTATACATTAATACCCCCCATTAAAATAGAAAGACCATACGATACTTTTTAATAGTTGTCAAGTTTAGAGGTGGTTAGATGGCTTGACATTCTCTAGTTGTGTGCTGTCGTTATGAATATACGGGGGGGGACTATGGGCAGATTAGGGGTTCCCATTAGATACCTACCCCTCTGAAAATTTATACTATTTTTGAAACTTACATGTATTACATATCCTTAATATGTACCCCTCTGAAAATTTATACTATTTTAACAATGTGCAAAAAATGCACGTTGTTAATCCAGTTGGTTGCTACCGCAACTACCTTCATAGGTTATCCAACTGTTTGAATTTTTCGAACAGTTCAATAAATTGACACTACGTTCATTATGTAGTACAATTGATAAAGCTATGGAACTATCAGATAGAGAAAAAGTAAGGATTTTTAATGAAGCTGCTAAGAATTCCTACTTGGAAGTTGGCTACAATAATGATTTGGATGAATACTATTCATCAGATGCCTCTATAAGGACTACTGTTGGTAGGATTGTTCGTGAAGTTAGTGACCACCCCTCCTCTTATGATATCTCGGAAGATAAAGCTAAGATGGTTAAGGAGTTAATTGAAGGTAGGAAGAAGTCTGGTCGTACTGACAGTGTAAAAAACTACAGTAAGAAGAAAGTACAGCAGCATATGGAGAAACCCCTGCAAGAGATTGTTGAAGGTAATAGGGATATGCTTTCTGCTGTGATGCATAAGAAGCTTCGTTCTCTGTTAAAGAACAATTCAGAGCTTAAAGATACTTCATTATCACAGATTAGTGGTGCTTTCTCTGTAATGTTTGATAAGTCACAGATTATGCTTGGTAAGGCTACAGAGAATATTGCTATTCAAGGAAATATTGATAAGGATATGGAACCAGAAGATGCTATTGACACTGTTGTTAAGATGAGGGATAAACACGTAGAGTCTAACAATAATTAGAATGGCAAAGAATGAAGAACAATTAAGACGTAAAGTACTCTTTAAGCAGTATATGCTTAGTGAGGACTACCAAGAGACGTTAATTCTACGATTACAGCTTAACTCTGCTTGTGAGAGTGGTGACAAGAAGGAACAGTCTAGAGCTCATATATGGAATTTATGTGAAAGAGAGAAGAATCCTGCAGAAGGGTGTATATTCTTTATTGAGAACTTTGGTTATACCTACGACCCACGTCCTCATGCTATTAAGAAGCATATGCCTTTTATATTGTTTGACTTTCAGAAGGATGCTATTAGAGATACCATCCAAGCTATTGAGAATGGAGAGGATGCTCTAGTAGAGAAGTCACGTGATATGGGTATGAGTTGGTTATTGTTTGTATACATTCCTTTATGGTACTGGTTGTTTAGAGATGGTACTAACTTCTTGCTTGGTTCGTACAAAGAAGCGCTTGTAGACGACAAAACACCTGACTCTCTCTTTGGAAAGTTAGATTATGCGTTTGGTTCTCTTCCTAGATGGATAATGCCAAAGGACTTTAACAAGAATAAGCACCGTAATCACATGAGATTAATGAATCCAGCCACTAATAATGTTATTACTGGTGATACTATGAACCCTGACTTTGGTCGTGGTTCACGTAAAACAGCTATTCTTTTTGATGAGTTAGCTTACTGGGATTATTCTAAAGATGCTTGGGAAAGCTCAGGTGATTCTACCGCTACTCGTATTGCTAACTCTACTCCTTATGGGTATAACTTCTTTGCAATGCTTCGTGAAGGTGATATTGGTAATGTTGATGTGCAGACATATCATTGGAAAATGCATCCATTAAAGGACCAGCGCTGGTATGAAGCAGAGAAGGAGCGAAAAACGCCCGAGGCAGTAGCTCGTGAGTTAGACATTTCTTACTCTAACTCTCTGTCTGGGCGTGTATACCCTTCCTGGAACGAAGAGTTTGTACATAAGGGAATATTTGAGTATGAAAGACGCAGTAATCTATATGTTGGTTGGGATTTTGGTAAGGAAGATGATACCGCTATAATATGGGCACAACCAGATGACAAGGGAAGGTTACGCATAGTAGATACCTATCGCAATAACAATAAGAATATTGACTTCTACATTCCATTTATTACTGGATTGATACCTAATGATGGCTATTCGTACACTCCAGATGATATGGCTATGATAAAACGTCATTCTGATTGGAAACGTGCTGCCCACTTTGGAGACCCCGCTGGTAGATTCAGGAATAGTGTTGTTGATAGTACTGTATTCTCTATTCTGAACGAGCATAATATAAAGATACATTACAGCAAAAGCTGGAATAACTTTGAGGTTCGTCGCTCTTCTGCTCGAAGAACGATTAGAGCTGGTATTAATCTCAATAAGAATGAGACCAATGACTACTTTAATATCTGTATGCTTAACGCTGCCTATCCTCAGCGTAAGTCAGGTGGTAGAGAGCATAGCAAATCAGATAAGCCTAACCACGATTGGACGTCTCACTACCGTTCAGCCTTTGAGTACCTATGCTTGGGTATTGAGGGGGAGAAGGATAGAAACAAGAAGCCTAGTGATAGGATTAGTGATGAGAATATTCGCCAACGCAAGTCACATAGTAATATAGGATACTAATATGCCAGAAGAAGGTTCCCGATGGTTTCAAAAATTAAAAAGAGAAGCTAAGGCTATGAGTCCTCATTTTCGCTTTGTTCGTATTCAGCTTGGTTTCTACCGTATATACTGGCAAGATGCTTATATACATGAAGTATATAAGGAGATGCCCGAGTATGGTTACGATATAGATGACCTAGACCCTCGCTTGCATGATAAGGACTATTACGAGGATTTAGAAGACAAGGCTGAATTAACAAGAAACATCAAGAATTATGTTGAGGGTTATTACGATTCAATGGATAAATTGCGTACTCGTCTCTATATGATGAGGAATAACAAAGAATTCAATGAAAAGGCAAAGGGTGCATATAAACAGATGTATGTTACCTAGTTTACATTATAAGTTTTGTATGTTATAATAATATTAAATTATGGCTCAATCAAAATCAGAACCTCGAATAATGAGAGAGGATGAAGAAGATAATTACTACCAACCTTCCGATAAGGAACATGAGGTAGTTAGAAAAGTTATCGGCTCTTTTCGTGAAACCTATGATGAGAGGAATAAAAACTTACAATACTTTGATGGTCGCAATCTAATTGAATACATTGAGGATTCAGCTCGGCGTTTCTATACTAATGTAAATAAACGTGATGGTATCGATGATTGGCAGGCTACTATTCACGACCCCTTCACTCACAATAAAGTACTTGCTTTTCTGTCTAAGGTTGTAAAGGTACTACCCAAAGGTACCGTATTGTCTCGTGGAACAGACGATAAACGCAAGGGAGAGATACTCTCTAAACTATATGACTACTCAGAAGATGCAGATGACTATGAGGAGTTTATGATTTTTGCTCTCTTTGAAGCTATTGAGAAGGGTACAGTTATTTGTTACGAAGGATACTCTAAGAACAAACGCTCTGTTAGAGACATTACAGGTTATGATGAGGATGGAGAAATGCAGATAGAGGAGAATGAGATAGAGGAGAACAAGCTATTTAGTAGTATTGTTCCTATTGAAGAGTTTTATCCTGAATCAACATCTATTAGAAATGTTAAGGACATGAACTATTGTTTCTGGTCTGAAACAATGCCTTTCACTAAATTTCAGTCTGATTACGGAGAGTACTCAAATGCTGAGTATGTAGAACCATTTTCTGGTGATGTAGAAGGTGAAGAGGTACCAGACCACAAACGAAATCTTGAAGCTACTGTACACGAGGGAGAGGTTCGAGTAATTAAGTACTATAATAAGCAGACTGATGAATACATCATTATTGCTAATACTATTTGGCTTAACCCACTTAATAATGAAGTAGTATCTCCACTTCCTTGGAACCATAAAGAGTTACCGTTCTTTAATATTAAGTTTGATTTCTTTGGTTCAGACTTCTTCTATGGAAAGTCACTACCAGACAAACTAAAGAATCTGCAGGATGTGCTTGATGCTTTGACTAATATGATGCTTGACCAGTCATTCCTGACTATCTTTGCACCTATCCTAACTACTGGACAAACGAACGTTGAAGAGGATTATCTAAAGCCTGGACGCCGTATCAATGTTGACACACAGGGAATGAAGCTCAATGAGAGCTTTATGAAGCTAGACTTAGGCGCTCCTAGTGGTTGGCATCAGTACATTCTAGAGTATATGCGTAGTATTATGGAGGAGTCTTCTGTTGACCAAGTCTCACAAGGTGTGGCTGGTGTTGGAGGACGTACTACTGCAAAAGAAATCCAGAAGGCTTCTGAGGCTGTAGAGGCTCTGTTAGGCTTGTTTGGAAAGATGATTAACTATGGAGTTAAGCGTAAGGTTCGATTCCGTGTTAAGAACATACAACAGTTCTGGACAGACGAGAATACACCAATTATGCAAAAGATTGTTGGTGGTGAGGTTCAAGATACTAAAGATGCCTTTAATATAATTGAGCTTGACAACTCTCGCCTCTCTGACGGGCGAACAGGTACTACTATGATAAACATGATTTCTGACAAGGATGATATGCCTAGTAAGGAGAAGCAGAAGTCTAAGAGAGAAATCCTTGAAAAGGAAAGTGGAAAGAATATTGAGCTTATTACTCTGACACCAGACTATATTCGTGATACAAAGTTTGATGTTAAGATTGGAATTGACCAGAGCCGTGAATCTAGCAAGGAAATTAACAAGGCTCTAGCCCTTGAAGAGACACGAGTTCTAATGTCTATGTTCCCAGAGATTGTTAATAGCGAGAATTTAGCTACTAACTTAGTTGAGGCATA